GTTGGTTGGTTGGTTGGTTGGTTGGTTGGTTGGTTGGTTGGTTGGTTGGTTGGTTATTTTTGGTAGCGGTGGTGCTCCCACCCGTCAGCGCGGAGAGGCCACCAGTTCGCCCAGCTAGGGCGCTCGGACATAATCTCTAACATTTCGGCCAGTGACCCTTGACCGAAAGGCAGCTCGCATGTCGCCTCGTCGTGGGTGTGCATTACGACAGGGTAGCCGCGGGCCTCTAGGCGTTTAAGCGCGTCGCCCTGCAAGTCGCAGCTAACGGCCTGCACGACGTTCTCGAACAGCCGCCCGCCGAAGGTCTCCATTCGGTGCCAACCTACCGGCCCTTTGGCGCTGTTCGAGTTGTACCCTTCGAAAGTCAGTTGGTAGGCCGTTCGCCCTAGCCGGTCCTGCCCTAAGACGGCCCGCGGCCTGTGGTAGTTGAGGTACCGCCCGGACGGCAAGCGACACATAAGTACGTCGTCTTTCACTCCGTAGGTAATGTCTATGTGGCTAAAACACTTGCCGGGGTTGAGCACGGCTTGAATGGCGGCACCTTCTAGCCCGAACATTTCCGGCGCGAAGTCCCACTTGCCGGGGCCACACCATCGCCACTGCCCGCCCCACATTTCTACAATCTCAGGAGACGCAGCCCGCCACGCGAGAATAGCGGCTTTAATAGCCTCTTCGCTCATTTCGGCGCCGAATGCCAGCCAGGCGTTAACCCAGCCGCCGTACCCGCTGGCCAGCTCTGCGACTTTCCCTATCTTCTTACGGTCTGGGTGGTCGCTCCCGCCGTTCTGTCTTTTGTACTGCACGTACACCTCGAGGGGCGTTCCGGTGATCTTGCTCGCCGACTGGGTGTAGATGCACGCGGTGGGGTCGGAAAACACCTCTATGCGCCACGCACAGCGGGACAGACAGGCCGCGGCTACAGCTTCCACCGCCGAGAAGTCGCAACACAGCAAGCGCTTACCCTCCGCAGCGATGAACAGCCCTCGAAGGCAGCCACATAAAAGCGCGATGGGGTCGCCCCACACCCGCTCGACCCATTCTAGCGAACCTGTGAGCACGTCTTGTATGGCGCACTCGACGGCCTCGACTTTCCACTCTTTCTGCCCGTCGAGGTCAACCCAGTTGCCGCACCGAGGGCACCCGATGTCGAACGAGTCGGCGCCGTGGTACCCGCCGCACTGGTTGCACTTCACGCTGCCAGGGCCTTTCGCCGTTATGTTTTGCAGTTGTACGCCACCGGCGGACCATCGGCCTGTGCGGTCGGCTCCGCAATAGGTGTACTGGTCGCGCAAGCGGCCGTCGCTAGACACCTGCAGGGCGAGGGTTCGCAACTTCTTAACGTTCGCCGCGCCTAGGGTATGGCGTATCTGCAGCGCGCGCTGTACGTCGGCCGGTAGCGGCCCGTAGCCACCTTCTAGCGCTTCGTCTACGGTCTCTTTCTTTATGTCCGGCAACTTAACACCGCGGGTCTCTGCCCACTCTCGCAGCTGCGCCACCGCGTTAACGCCGGACACCTTACCGCCTGACACCTGCCGCAGCTCTTCGCCGTATTTCTCTTCGGCTTGCGCGAGGATGCTTAGCGCCGCGTTAAGGGCGGCCACGTCGACTTGAACCCCACGCACGTTAATAGTTTGGTCGACCATCCACGTGTGCAGCTCGTACGGCGTCAAGTCGGGTATATGCGCGCTGGCGTTGTCTTCGGCTACCACGTCCTTGTCACAGTAGACGTCGAGTGCGTCGAAATCCTGCGGCGTGTTTTCCCGCGTCCATCGGTATGAGGGGCGGTCTTTAGTCCACTTTTGCGGGCGCGTCAGCTTCCGCACTAAGTCTTTGCCCCGCTTGTCTTTTTCTGGCGTGCCTAGGACTTTAGCCGCCAAGTCGAGTGAGCCAGGCAAACTGTACCGGCGGGACTTAGCCATCGCGCACCGGCATTGCTCGAGCTTAAGCGGCGGCCACCCGTGCTTGCGCGCACCAACCATGTTCCAAATCCAAAACTCGAAAGTCACGTTCCAAGCTTCCACCAGACCACCATTAGCCACGTACTTGAGTAGGTCTAGCGGTAGTGGCTGCCCCGGACGCCAACGTCGAACGCCCTGCCCGTCTTTCAGGTTGTAGGACATGGTAAGTATTTCGCAGCTAGGGTGCGCTGCGTATACAGGCGTCCCGACTACCGGCAACCCGCCTTTCCCGTCCGCCTTGACGCCCTTGACCTTCCCGTCTCGCAGTACGTAGCCGGCTTCGCTGTAGGTCTCAAAGTCGACCGACGGCAAGACTTCCGAGTAACCCATAGCCACCGCTATTTTGCTGCGCGCGGGCAACCACTCGGCACTAACAGGCCGGCACCGGCAGTCTGGCGCCGCTACGAAAAGGCAGTCGCTCTCGTCGTGTATCTGCAGCAGCTTATTTGCTTGCACGTGGTAGCCCTAGCGCGGTGTTAAGCTCATCGAGACGCACGGCAGGCAGTCCGGTTTTTGTTGACTTTTCGCCAAGCACTTCGGGCAGAAACTCGGCTATCTCTGGCCAGCCTTCCTGCAGTTTAGCTACAGTCGTAAATTGCTTTAAGGCGACCAACGTGCGGTGCTCGAGGTCGTTTCGCGACTCGCACAGGTCTGCCTGCTGCCGGTTTATCTCTTCCCAGCGCTCCGTGATTTCAGCCGAAGGACGCTGGTAGCAATTACGCACGCTTAAAATTTGCACCCCAGGTGCGTAGTACAGGTAGTCTCTGCGCCCCTCGAAGTTAACGTTCACGGCGTCCTGCACCGCCACGCCATTGAAATACACCCCGAGCTGCGGGAACTTTTCGGCGGCCCGCTTTATGCGTTTGTATTGGCTGCGCAGCTGCGCCGCTTTCTGCGGCCCGCCCATTAGGTCGGTGTTCGCATCCTCCGCTAATTGGTGGCGCTGCGCGTCTAGGTCTTTCTGCCACTTGTCGAAACCCGCCCCCTCGAGGACCGCTGCGACTAGCTTCAACCGGTGTTCGTTATTAAGTCTCATACCCTTTGCTCCAGTTAAAAAGGCCCGCCGGAGCGGGCAAGCAGCGCTTACTGCGGTAAGAAGTTATGCGCCTGTGCCGCACCGTACTGTGGCGGTTGGGCCTGTGGCTGTTGGCCTTGAGGCGCACCGTACTGTGGCGCCTGCGGGGTGGCGCCGGCTACGCCAAACGCACCAGCCGCCACACCGTCGCCACCTATCTGCAGCTGCGGCGCTTGTGCGCTAGCGATGATCTGGAAGCCCGCCAGCTGCGCCTTAATGCCTTTCGACTTGTTGTCGTAGTCTTTGCATGAGATAAGGATATCGACGCGCTGCCCCGTGTACAGCGCCGGGCCGTATTGCATAGGGTCGAGGCGCGCCCCGTTTTCGTCGTAGACGTCTGGCGCGTAGTACGTGACGCCTTTAATGACCAGCATGTGCCCGAGGCCCGCCCCCTGCATGCTTGGCGTTGCCTGCTTGATCGGCCAGTGCGCACCAGCCGGTAACTGCCCGCGCCATTTTGAGTCCGCCAGTGCTTTAGTCGCCAGTTGCTCGACTAAAGGTAGGTCAGGGTTAGTAGGTTCGACGGCGATGCTCAGCTCGTACTTAGTGCCTGTCGACCCGTCGTCGAATTTAGTCTGTTCGGGCTGGGTGATGCCGTCCCAGACTATAATGCCGCCGCAGATTTTTACATGTTTCTCGTCGTATTGTGGCATGTGTAGCGCTCCTATTTATTAGGTTTGAATGCTTTAGCGGTGCGAGAGTCGTCCGCATCGGCAAGGGTTACGCCCTTCGGGGGGCGGGTAGTGAATTGCTTTATTGCTTCGATAAACTTCTTTTTCGCGTCGCCTTTTAGCATCGACCTAGACTGCGCGGGCGTTTTTACCGCTTCTTTGCTGAGGTCGACATTAAACTGTGCACCTACCATCCGCACGACAGCTGGCGGCACGGTCCACTCTTCACGGCCAAAAGCCGCCTGTAGTGTCAGGCCCTTAACCGGGTGGCCGTTTTTAATGGCTTCCGAGAGGGTCTCTTCGATGGCTTCTAGTCGGCCCTTGACCCCCTCGAGTGCGTCTTTAATTATCTGCCGCTCTGTAGCCAGCGCATTGACCGGCATGTCTTCTAGTGCATATGGCTGGCGGGCAAGGTCCGCGAGTGAGTACCCCAGCGCCTTCGAAGACGTGCACCGCAGATTGCCGGGACAGTACCGGCAGTGCGCCCCTGGCGTAGCTGTGGGTGATGGACCGGTGGCCTCTTCTGCCTGATTGCGAAGCACGTTAGATTGCCCGCGCAACTCAGCGAGCGTGCCGTCCCACTGTTTAACCGGTCCGCCCGCGCGGTAGGCGAAGGGCTGAACGATGCGCAGGGAAACTAGCACGCTAAGCTCTTGGTCGCCCGGCAAATGGTCCTCGTCAGCGATGCCCGTTACGTAGTTAACCAGCTGGTAGAAGTTGCGCACTTCGGAGTGGCCGTTCTTATAGTCCCACAAGTAAATCTTGTAAAGCGCACCGCTAGTCTGGTGCCGCAGAATGTACGCGCAGTCGTACGTTCCCCAGTTAAGCGTCGGGTGTATGCTCGAAGCTTGCACGCGCCGCTCTACGCACAGCTCGCCGGCGCCGCGGTAGCCCTCGAGCACAGAATGCACGTCGTTTATAAAAACCTCGGCGCCTTCACACATTTGGCCGTCGATCACTACGCCGTTAGGCGCCGTCTGCCCGATAAACTGCCACGGCGACGCGAAAGAGACGCTTAAAACTTGCTCAATCAGCCAGTGCACCGCCTCGCCGTTCAGCGTGTCTTGCGTGTCCGGCTGTGGCGGGCAGCTTGCCGCAACACCCGGCGCCGCAGCGCAGTACGCCCAGACAGGGGCGAACGACGGGGCCAAGAAAGCGTGCGCACCCATACTACGCGCCAGCCTTAACTGAAAGGATGCCGTGCAGCTTCGCGACGTTAGCGGCGATCTGCGCGGCGTCCCCGTTGAACAGGTCGGCTACTTCAACGCCGGCAGTGGCGTACGCCTCGTTTATGTCGGCTTGCACTAGCAGCTGCGCGGCCTGTTTAGTCGCCAGCCAACCCATAAACGTGCCGGCGTCGTGCGGAACGGCGGGGCCTTCGGCCTGTGCCGGCTGAGCGGAGGGTGCTGCGAAAGCGCCGGCAGTGTCGACTTGCTCCTCGACGGGCTCTTGACTCACAGAGGCCGCGGGTTCAGACGCGGCTAGCTGCTCTGAGTACCACGCGTCGTAGGCCTCATCGCTTACGCCTTTGCGCTTTTTCCACTGCCCGCTGCGCTTACCGGAAGCATAGAAAGGTTCGGTAGCGGTACCGCAAAAACGCTCGTCTTTAGCGACGCCGTGCTCGTCTACGGGCGGGCTAGCACTCGCAGATTCCGAGGTAGTCGGGGCATTCTCCGCAGTATCGGCAGAAGGCTGTGCCTCCAGGGGTGAAGAGGTCGCCCCAGTCGTAGGCTTTGGGTCTTCGGTGGGCTCCGTATGGTCCGCGTCCTTTGCAATTGTGGGGGCGGGGCTGCTGCATAGCGCGGTGCCCGTGCCAATGGCCGTAAGGGCTTGCCCTAGAGCTAAAGCGATGTCGGGGCGGTCCGACGGAAATTCTAGTTTAATCATGTGTAGGTGTCCTGTTGGTTTTAATTGACAGCGGCGACAGTTAACAATACCCTACGCTAACTGTCAACACTGTAAATTAATTTATTTTTAAAGTATGGTGTTGCAGGGCTAAACAGACACCACAACCGCTAAATAGGTCAAAGATATGAAACCTAAGAACTTCCCAGCACGAAAAATCGCCCGCCAGATCGCCGCTAAGGAGCGGGCCGCGGGCTTTATCTCGGAGGCACGTCACGTGCACGCCTTTGGCTCCGGTGCCGGCTGCCGCGTAGACGCCGCCCGCGCCATACGTACTAAGAAGAACCGGGGGCACGCATGACCCCGTGGCAGCGCTTAGTGGCGCTGTCCCTCCTTCTCTTAGGTGGCGTGGTCATTGGCGCTGCCGGCGTTTTCTTCTTCCACGTGCTAGCTAATATTTTGGAGACCGCCGCTTGAAAAAGCTAAGAGACTACCAGCAAGAAGTAGTCGACAAAATACTCGCGGCGTGGCTGCACGTACTTAACGTGCTTGCAGTCGTGCCGACCGGCGGGGGTAAGACTGTTATTTTTTGCCACTTGATCGCGCTGCACGTAGGCGCTGCGGTGGCGGTCGTGCACCGCAAAGAGATTTTGGCGCAGATAAGCGTATCGCTGGCCGAATTCGGGGTTAAGCACCGGGTGATCGCGCCCGCGTCTACGGTCTCGATGATCCGCAAAAGGCACCTTAAGAAGCTAGGCCGGTCGTTTATCGACCCGCAAGCAGTGGTCGGCGTGGCTTCTGTGCAAACACTGGCCAGCAAAAGCACGCAGAAGAACCCACAGCTTATGCGCTGGCTCGCGCAAGTTACGCTGGCCGTATTCGACGAAGGGCACCACTACGTGCGCACTGGCTCGTGGGCTAAGGCCGTTAACTTACTGGCCAAGGCTAAAAAGTTGTTTGTTACCGCTACCCCAGAGAGGGCGGACGGCAAAGGACTAGGCGCGCACGAGGACGGGTTCGCGGAAGTTATGGTCGAAGGGCCGCAAACACACTGGCTGATAAAGAACGGGTACCTTACGCCGTTCAAGTACCGCGCCCCGCAAACCGACCTAGACATGTCAGACCTGCCGATCACTGCGACAGGCGACGTCAGCTCTAAAGTTTTGCGCCAGCGCACCGTCGAGTCCCATTTAGTGGGCGATGTGGTCGACAGCTACTTGCGCTACGACGACACGCGGGGGCGCAAAGCTATCGTTTTCGCCTCAGACGTGGAGACCGCCGAGGAGTTAGCACGCAAATTCGTCAGTAAAGGTGTGAAGGCGCAATCGCTAGACGGCACCACCGAGGCGGGGGTGCGGGAACGCGCCATCGATGACTTCAGCCACGGCGACACGCAAGTACTCGTTAACGTAGACCTGTTCGACGAAGGGTTCGACGTACCCGGCGTAGAGGTCGCCATTGTGGCCCGCGTCACCATGTCGCTAGCCAAGTACCTGCAGATGGTCGGTCGGGCGTTGCGGCTGATGGACGGTAAAGAGTACGCCGTCATTATCGACCCGGTTAAGAACTGGGAGCGCCACGGCATGCCTAACTGGCCGCGCAAGTGGACGCTAGGCGGCAGCGGTGGCGGCGGTGGGGGCGGCCCGCGCGACACGGTGGCGCAACGCAGCTGCCTGCAGTGCACGCAACCCTATGAGGTTTTCTACAAACAGTGCCCTACTTGCGGCGCGCCGCCACCAGCGCCAGCAGGCAGGGCGCGACCGGAGCAAGTCGACGGTGACCTGTTCGAGTTGGACGTCGAAGGCATGGCGGCTATGTTCGAGGCGATAGAAAAGGCCAACATGACGCCTGAGCAGTTCGAGCTAGACATGATTAAGCGCCGCGTGCCGTCTATCGGTCGCCAGAAAGACATGCGGGCGCATAAAGCCGTGCTATACCGTCGGTCGGTGCTTAAAGAGCTTATGGGCTGGTGGTTCGGCTTGCAGCCTAGCGACCGATCACTACAGGAAAAGCAGCGGCGCTTTTACGCCCGTTTCGGGGTTGACGCTGGCTACGCTATGACGCTAGACGCCGCGAAGACCGACAAACTTATCGAAGAAATTCAACGAAGGTTTAACGAGGATTTTATCTTATGAAGACTTTACGCAACGCACTAAAAGACTGGCAAGCGTACCGCGCTAAAAAGAAGTTCGAGCGGGAAGTCGCAAGCACTGTCGAGGCGTTAAACGCTAACTACGGCGGCGACTGGTATCACGAGCACGGGGAGAACTTCGCCGACAGCATGACGGACCGCACGGCAACGGTTAGCATGAGGGCGCACGCATGAACGCTTACGAAGAGTGGGCCGCACGATGGCCCCAAGCTGCCGCCGAGCTGTCGGCCGCGCTGTCCGTCTTCGCCGCCGCGCCTGAAGGTTCCGGCGGGAAGTCCGAGGCGTGGGCGCAGCAACAAGCACGCTTTGGTGTTGGTCGGGCGGGTGCGTACAGCTGGCGCAATAACGTCGGGGCCACTAAGTCTAAGTGCGAAAACTGCGGCCATCGCTCGCAGCCTGTTCGTTACGGGCTTGCCAACGACTCCGCGCGCATGAACGAGCAAATAAAAAGCAGCGATTTAATACTAGCGATACCGCGCGTCATTACGCCGGACATGGTCGGGCGGACTATCGCCCAGTTTGGGAGCATCGAGACAAAACGGCCAGGCTGGCGGTATACTGGGAAAGGTCAAGAGCCAGGACAGGCGGCTTGGCTACAACTTATAAACAGCATCGGCGGGTACGCCGCATTTAGTACTGGCGAGATTCAGTTATGAAATTGACGCGTTTAAAACCTGAAGAGCGGAAAGCGCAGGCAGTGCGGGCGGGGCTTGAATTGGCCGACCAGCGCTGTTACCCGCTAGTTACAATTAGCGCCGTAGCTAAACGGCTGGGGCTTAACCCTTCGGCGCTAACGTACCACTTTAAAAGCGCAGACCTTTTTCGCGACGCTATCGTTAAAGAGGCAATCGAGCAGCGCCGGTGGCGTGTTGCAGGGCAGGCTGTAATGTTGAAGCACCCGGCAGTGGCGGGAAAAAGTAAACAATGGAAGGCGCGAGCGCTTGAAGCGCTCTAGCCGAACAAGATATAGAGCGCCGCCACCAGTGCGGCCAATAGCAGCGGGGAGTCACGCCATAAATCGAGAACGGCGCCCCCGATAAGTTCTAGTATTAGGTACGTGACGCGCAAAACCACAAGCGCCACCAGAACGACCGCCCTAGCCATTACCTGCATTGATCGCCCCCGGTATCTCGATGCTTATCTGACCGCCGTTAAGGCGCATTACGGCTTTTCGCGGGCCTTCCCAAGTAATGCTTGCACCTTCCATGGCGCAGTCGTTTATCGTCTCCCTTGCAGCCCAAATCGCTGCGGATGACCCGACCGGGTGCTGCTTCATTGCTAAACGTACGGTAGACGCCAGTAAGTTAGCGACGTGCTGTAGCTGGTCTTGTGTCATGTTAAAGCCTTTCGGGTTGATTGTAGGAGCCTGTCGAGGTTGACGCGGTTGCGATAAGCCGCTTTTACTTTGCGGTTAGCCTTGTCGTAGCTAGGGTCCCCGACGTCGAGGTCGTCGTCAATGAGTTCTTGCAGTCTGTTTTTCGCTGCTTTAAGGGCTTGCTTGGCGCTCTGCAGTTCTTGCTCAAGCGAAAGTAGGTCGTGCATTTGCGCACCTCCTCTCTAGGGTGTTTGTGGGCTGCCGCGGCTACTAACGAGAGCGCGGCGAATAGCGTCAAAGCCTTAAGCGACACGTACTTGCTCGCAGTCAGCTTGAAAACTTTCGAACCAAGCGGGGCGCTCCCCGCGTGAAGCCCGTAGACCAAGACGCTCTCGTAGTGCTTTTTGCGCGCTTAAAGCCGCGTCGGCGCTTACGACGTCCTGCCCAATGCCGTAGCTAAAACCAGGGAAAAGGCGGTGCATGCTTCGGAATCGGGCGTCGTCTGGCGCCTCGTCGAATTTAACCGCGAACTCGTCGCCCGAAATACGGTACACGTTGTCGTGGCCAAAAGTCAGCACTAAAACGCATGCCAGGTTTAGCAGTTGGCGGTCGCCGTAGCGGTGGCCTAACGTGTCGTTGACGTACTTAAGCGAGTCTAAGTCGATTATCGCCAAGTGACCTCGTGCATCTTCGTCATAGGCGCGGCGGTTACCGACGCCAGTTAGCGGGTCCGAGTAAACTAGGCTGTAGATTTCTTGCTCGTCCATTTGGCGGAGTTTTTCAAGTAAATTATTCATGGCGCGTACCTCGTTGGTTGTTAATTAAAGCTTAGCCCACCTGTGCGCACTTGCCAGCCACTCGTCCTTTAAAAAGCGCCGCCCGTCTGTCGCCATACGCACGTGCGGGTTTAAAACCGGTGCACCTTTAACAATTTCAGGCACCGCGACTGACTCCACCGCGATACGGGCCTGCTCTTGCCATGGTCCTGTACTGTCGGGTGGGATGTCCGCGACCTCCATGCCGGTGGAGTGCTCGACCACCCGTGCGGGCTGTAGCTGGAAGACTAAGCGCGCCCACCCCCAGCCGACCACATAACATTCGACGGGGGCGCCGTACTGTAACCGCACTCGACCGCCTGAGGACTGCCAGTACTGCCATAGGATCATTTGACAAGCTCCTCGGGGTCTAAGGGCTTGCCCATGTCGGCTAACAGACGGGGTTGGGTGCTGCCGCTGATGATGTGGCCGAGCGCCGTCACTTTGGCGCCTCTACTCGACCACCGGAGCACCGCGCCGTGTCGCACCCCTAGCTCGTTGGCTAGAGTTATGGCGGACCCATGGCCCTTGCGTTTTAGTAGCTCTCTCAGTGTCACTTCGTCAGGGCGGGCGGGCGATGCCGCGTGGCCCCTGAGTTCTATCAGCTCGTCTAGCGTCATTGCGTCGGCTCCCTCTTAACGTTACGCCAGCCGCGAATGCCGCTACCGATAGTCTGTTTTTGCACTTGGCCGGTGCGGCGGTGCACTCGAGTACGGACCTTTTTCTCTATCGGCAGGTAGCGCCAATTGTTGTCGGTCGGTGTCATGCCGGCGCCCTCCAGCCCTTAGAGCGGGCGAAGCGAAGGAGCGCGTCAAGACTAGCCGGTGATGACTCGGACGTCTGGAACTTCTGCCATGCGGCCTGCCGTTTCTTCGGCGGTATGTGTGAACACCACTCGGACCAAGCGCGGTACATGTCGGCCTCTTCTTCAGGCGTGGCGGTGTTCACGCGCAGTATGTGGCCTACGTTACGCCAGCACATTTCTGGCCGTATGTAGCGCAGCGCCGAAGCGATAAGCGATAAGCGGCCAAGCGGCTTGTTGGCTGCGGCGATAAGTGGCCCGTCAGTACTACGGCTGCGACTGAAGAGTCGGCGGACGACGTAGCACCGTATTAAGCTGATGGCGGTAAACACGGCCACTATTGCTGCGTTTTGACCATAGGTTACGGGAAACCCGAGCAACGGGTAGACGATCAGCCCTGCAGCGTAAGACAGGGCTAAGCCGGCCGCAGTGTTTACGGCTGACTCGATTGCGCTTTGTTTCTTGCTTTGCATTTTTCCGACCTCTCGGTAGCTTGTTGCTTTTCTTCTTCGGTTAACTCGTGCCAGTTGTAGCGCTCTCTGACGGTCTGGCCGCACCCGCGGCAGTGCTCACCGCCAAGGTGTAGCGTGCAGGCGTGGATGCAGAGGGGACTCACCCGCCTAGCCCCTCGCTAGTGAATATTACGCGCGCCCCGTCCACGGCCAGTACGCCGGGAGTGCGGGCAGCGTTCCGCGGGTAGGGCAGGCGACTACGCATACACCACTCTATGCCCTTGCTCTTTAGCTCCTCCACCACCTCGGCGTTACGCTCCAGTACTGTTTTTCGCTTACTCATTCAAAAGGCCCTCTAGTTTCTCAATGACGTCTGCAGCGGTTATGTACTTAACGGGCTTGCCGTAGTAGAGGTCTAGCCTCTGGGCGCCCTCTTCGTCTCCGGGGTCGCACGCAACCGCGCACAGGTCGTTTGCCGTACCTTGGGGCAGGCCGAGCCAAAAGGCGATAGCGGGGGAACCGCAGCGCCCGGCGATCTTTGGGGCGCCTGTCCATGTGACTTCGCCGCCATCCTGCTGAAACTCCGGAGAGACCGCCACCCACCCGGCAAAGCAGGCGGCGGTGTTGCAGCGGTGCGCCGCTTTCTCGTTATCTATTGCGGGGCGCACTCCGCTTGACTGCCATACCCCCATATTGACCCGTCCGGCCCGTTTCATAACGTTAATAGCGTGCTGTAGGTTGGTTTTATTCATTAGTAGTTACACCCGTAAGTTCTGCGCGACAGTGCGCGTATGCCGTTGCCGTGGTTGCCTACAACGACGTCAAGTTTGACAACGTTCTCGAGCATCTTTAAGTGCTTAGTCGGCACGTCCGCCCGCTCTAGTAGCTCGTAAAACCCCCACCGAGCGGCGGCGAACCCTACCGACCAGAGCAGCACTTTTTCTCGGCTAGGCTCGCTGCCGATCAGCCTGCGGGTTACTGGGTGCTCTTCGAACCCATCGCAGGGGCTCAGACCCGCCGCGTAACTATCGTTAATGCGCGGTACGCTGTAAGTCTGCGCAGTATCGATGGCGTGCAGTGCGTACCATACGGCGTCGTGCTTGTCTGGCATTGAGGCGCACCCGGTCAGTGCCAGTAGCGTGAGGAGGGCTAAACTCTTCACTTGACTGCCCTGGCCGCATTGAAGTAGTTGCACAAGTCCTGCCCCTGCTTACGCCGGTGCATGTAGCGGCTGCCTGTGTGCAGCCAACACGGCGCACCGTCTGCAGTGCCGAGGTATAGGTGCGGGCGGTCTCTCAAAAAGTGTCGGTCGCTTTCGACGCGCGCTTTATATTTGCTGTACTTCGGCCGCGTAACTGTAGGCACGTGCTGCACAGGCGCGTACACAACCTCGTCGCGCACGTAGGTCACTAGCCGGGCCTCGTTAGGGGCGAGGTGTTTTTCGTCTGAGTACACGGCGACGTCAGCACACAGCGCACTTAGCGCGGGAACTTTAAAGCCTACCCGCAGCTGGTCGGTTATGCCGTGCGCCCCGTTGAGGCCTTCTGTAGTCGCGCGGTACTTACGCACGTAGTCCTCTAAGTGTTTAAGGTTCATTGCCCGGCCCTCCCGTAAAGCTCTTTAATCCAATGCGCGTACTCACCTTCGAAGGGGTCTACGTCGACACCTCCCGCAGCGTTTACCGCATCCACTATTTGCTGCGCTGCTTTAAGGGCGTAGACCCCTCGGCGTATTGTGCTGCTGCCTTCTGAGTTGCGGAACCCCGAGCCGCTGCGCGTATTCCGCATAAATAGGCCTAGGGGTTTTATCTCCGCCCCGTGTATCTCGTCGGCTTGTGCGTCGGGGTTAAACTCGCGCGCGTAAATGACACGTATTTCTAGTTTCACGTTAGGCATGCCGTTACACCCACAAAGTCTTAGTTAGTACGGCAACGGCGCCACGTATTACCAGACGGAAGCCGTCAGCGAGATAGCGCTTAATGCTAGCTAGGTCACGCGTAGAGATTGTGGCGGTGATAGTTTTGCGGGTTTTGAAAAGTCGTTTAAACATGGTGGGTGCCTCGTTTAATTGTCATCGTTGTTAATTAAATACTAGCAAAACCCACCACTAAGTAAAAGAATTGTTAGTTATAAGAGGCTACGGGCTTATACCTTACCCCCGTCATGTACGACCGGCCTAAACGCACTTGCTGTGCGGGGTTCGCCTTCTTCGAGTACCGTCACTCCTTTAAACCCTCGGAACACGCCGCTTTCAGTCCGGTGGGGGCCGTACTTGCAACCACGGCCGCGGGTTGCGTCTTTGAATGAAGAGACGAACACCTTACGGCTCAAGATGCGCTCTTCTTGCTCATTGACCGCCCAAGCACGGTAGACGTCGTACAGGTCTGCAGCCGTTATCACGCCGTCGGTACCGAGTCTGCAGCGCGCACTGATAAACAGCTTAAGCGGGCTGTACGACTCGTCGATAAGCTGCACGTCGGCGTCACTGGCTGTGGCATGCGTAAAGCGGCCGTTGGCGTTAAGACGGGCCAAACCGCGCAGCGCCCACACCGCTATGCCTTCAAGCTCTGCGGTCAGTTTGCCGAGCAGGCCAGGGTCTTCTCTGTTCTCGAATGTGACCTCGAACGGTAGCACTAGCAGGCGGCCGGCCAACGCACCCGAGTCGTCAAACAGGCGCGGCACGTGGTTAGCCGCTAGCGTTATGCGGCAAGGGAGCTTGCAGGACATACGGGCCTTGTACTTACGGGCGAAGTCCACGGCGTCGTTACCGCTGATCTTCTTTAAGTTCTCGGTCACTACGTCAACGATATGACGGCCGACGGTCTTAGCGGTGTCGCCACTGAATGCCACCGTCACGTTACGCATACTGTCGAGAAAGTCGTCCTTTGCAAAGCTGCTGAGTGCGCACCCGCTGTAGTTCTGGTCGCCTACTAGCTGCCGGAGCACAGCGCCTATGGTGCCCTTCCCGCAGCGTGGCGGCCCGAGTAGTTGCATTATCTTCTGGTACTGGTAGGTCGGGGATAGCATGTAGCCGAACCACTCTTGCAGCAGGGCCACCCGTTCGCCGTCGCCTTCGAACACGTCGTCTAAAAACGATAGCCACTGCGGCGCTGTGGCGTTCGGGTTGTAGTTGTAGGGCACTATTTTCGTGGTCATGTAGCGCGGGTCGTGCGGCAGTAACTGGCCGCTGTACAGGTCTAGCGCCCCGTTCTGGAACAACACCACGCTAAGCGCGTCCTCGTTCATACGGGCGTCGGGTCGGTAGCACAAGCTGGCTAGCGTCTGGTAGGTGCCGTTGACTGTCGACTTCTGCGGCCGGCTTGCTTGCATGGCGCGCGTAAGCTGGTGGTCTATGCCGTCGTCGTCTACTTCAACCCAGCACTTACCGTCGTACACGTACCACACCTGCTGTGCGCGCATTAGGGTGTTGTTAGGGTAGTGGGCTGATAAAAACAGCTCGGCGTTCTCCATGTGGTTTTTATTGTACTGGCCTGAGTGCGCCGGTAGCTCTGCGCTAGTGCCTGCGGGGTTCGTGGCCTTGTCTATCAGGCTTGAGGTCGCCTTGTCTAGCAGCTTGGCGCTGCGCATCATGGCCTTCAGCTCGTTACGCAACAACAAGGCCTGCATGTCGTTACAGCCACTTGTACGTATCGCTTCTAGCAGGCCCTCTACCGCGCGGATATCGGCACCCTCTTCTAGAATTCGCTGCACTAAGTCATTAAACGCGTCGGCCTTTAATGCGTTAGCGCCGAATGCGCCGGAAGTGTCAAACCGTGCTGGGGGGCGCCACCCGCCCTGCATGGCGTTGTGAAAAAGCCACCCCGCCGTGATTGTCGGCTGGTCGCCGCGTTGGACCGCAAACCCTGCCCACTGTGACGGCTGGGTCTCGGCGTTATATCCCTCGGGCTCGGTACCGTCGGGAGTGAACTCGCCACGACTCCATGCGTCCCAAATGGCGTAGCCGGTCCCCTCGTCGTCGTGAAAGTAATGTTTAAGCGCAAAGCCTACGTTTCGCCAAGTCTCACGGGTGGTGGGGTCCACAAATCGCAACGCCTCTACCAGCGTAGGCACGTCACGGTCGGCACTGTCGGTCAGCTCTTTTGAACTCTCGGGCACCTCGTGCACCGTCTTCTCTAGGGTAGGTCGGCACTCATCGGGCAGCGGAGGCAGGCTATCGGGATACGCCAGGCGGTAAACGCCAAAGCTGTTACAGGGGGCGTAGCCCTGCCCGCTACAGATAAAACCTTTGCTCCCGACTCGCGTGTCGAAGCCTTTTAGGCCGCCGATGCTGTCGGACTGGTTGACGCCCCACCCTTGAGGCGCCCTAAACGCGTAGTGCCCACCCCCGCCGATGGTGGTTTGCACCAGCGCCGCGCCCCAATCGAGCCGCACCCCCAGTATGGCGTCCACAGCCTCTGTGGTGCACCCGTCGACATAGTGGTCTAAGTCAATAATGACCACGCCCTCGGGCACTGGTAGGCCTAAAACGGTACAGCCGCCCCACTGTACGCGGGGGTCGTTAATGTCTCGGCGGCCTGTTACCGCCCAACTCTCCTTGTCCACGGTCAGCGGACGTTTCACCCATTTGGTCTTGCGCTCGTCATAAGACACGGCGCACGGGAAGGCTGCGAGCCCTAATTGTTTTAATTCTTGAGCTAGTTGCATGGTGCCCCGTTTAGCTTCGCTATATACCTGTTCAACTCCGCACGCGTAATGCGTTTGGTCCTGTGCCCTAAATCTAGCCAGCGTATTTCGCCTTTTCTTACCAACTCGTAGAGGGTCCGCCGGCTGACTCGCAGCTCTTCGGCGGCCTCTTGAGTGGTTAGTAACTCAACGCCCACATGCCCCCCAATAGGTTAACGTTTAGCTTAATTTTCAGGCCTATTGTGCGCGGGCCTTGCGATAGCACGGCAGCCAGGCCGTCGGAGTTCATGAGATGGAGCATGCTTACGTCGGGCCTGCGGATCAGCACGCCTTCGACTTGGCGCCAGTTCATCGCCACGCCAGGGTGCACGAGCAGGCGCACGGGGGTGCCCGGTTCGGCGTAGTGCGCCACAAACAGCCGCAAGCGATCTTCCATAGACCACGAGGGGCGGGCGGTCACGGAGTACCCGCAAAGTGCCTGCTTGAGCAACAGCTCTTGCTGCAGGGCGTACACCCGGTTGTTCTCGCGGGCGCTGCGCATGCAGTTGATAACGCGCTCGGTGTTCAGGCCAAGTGCGGGGGTCCGCGTGGCGACGCCGGCGGCTAGCTCTTCTATAGGGTGCACGGGGAGGCCTCCATTTTAACGAGGCTGCCTAAGCGGGCCACGTGTAGCGGGACGCCGTTAGCGGTCTTGTAGGTTTTAACCTCGTGCTGCAAGGCCTTCACCTGTGCGTCGGTACTAGGGGCCATGACGTCTAGGTAGACGTGCGGGGCTAGTTTGATCTGGTGGGGCTCTCGGCGGCGTGAGACTTCCCCAGAGAATTCATTTAGGGTACGTGCTTCGTGTTTAGTTGGCATGGTAGTGGACCTCGGCGAGTAGCCCTCGCGCTTCGTTATTAATGGTTACAGGGAAGCCGAAAATGGTGCGGCTGGCGTGGTTGCTGCCCAGTAGCCGCCACATTTCGACGCTCAGTTCTACATACCGCGGGCGGCCGTATTTGGCGTCCTTAAGGCTGCCGTACAGCGCCGCGTGCAGGTCTTCCATCACAGTTTTAGCTGATACAGCCTCGACGTAGGCGAGTTGGTTAGATATGTCTAGTAGGCCGTGTACCGCGCGCTTCTCTTGCACGGGAATGATGGCGCCGTCCGTGAAACATTCAGGCGGGCAAGGCGTCGGCTGTTGGCGCCGCGGCTCCGCCCTCGCAATTAAAACTTCTTGCAGTACCCATCCGTCTTTAGGCTTGTCGTCACTCATGGTTTTGTGGCCCTCTGTAGGTGTCTGAGTTTGTGCAGGTAGTAGAAAGTATTACAGACTTTAGGCGCGGTCAAGCACTAATTTTTAGGTCGGGTAAATCCGTAACGTTACACAAGCGTTACAGATTACGGGGCTTGTAACGGTCTTTTGAGTTGTAACGGTCTGTAACGCTTGTGTAACGCATTGAAAAATCGCTGCAGGCCACGGGCGGTGCGGCTTGTAACGTTGTAACACTTACTAACTATAAAAAGGTTAGTATAAGAGAAAATAGAAGATATATAGCACTAAGTGGTAGATATAGTTTTTCATAAAACAATAAAGGAAAGAAGCGTTACAAGCGTTACAAAACCGTTTTTCGGCTAGTTCTGGAGGGTGTATAGTCTGTTGGACAGAAACCCTTTGTAGAGAGGAAAATTGCCCGTGAATTTTAAAAGCTACACGGCTGAAGAAACCGCAGCTTTGCAGCACTTCATGTCGGACCCTACGCGCAACAAAACGGCAGCATACCGCCGCGCTTTTGATTGCTCGGGGATGTCAGAGCATCAAATTAACTGCAGGGCCTCGGCGCTGTTTAAACGCCCCCACATAGCCACGGCCGTGGAACATGTAACCGCGCAGGCTATCCACAAGGCAGAGCTAAACGCGCAGTACGTTGCGGAACGCCTGCGGCTTATTGCTGACTTCAACATTAGCAAGTTCATGCGGTTGGACGAGCGGGGTGCGGCCTACTACGACTTTAGTGAGGCCACAGAGGACGATTGGTACTGCATTGCTGAGTACACCGTAGACAGTAAGGCGCTAATCACGCCCGAGGGCAACGCTAAGGGCGTTGTCGAAAAGGTGAAGATCAAGGCGACGTCACGGCTGCAGGCCTTGAAGTTGATAGGCGACTTAACGAGCGTGCAGGCCTTCAGAGAGAACCTAGGGCTAACAGGCGGTGACGCTGGCGACGTTAAGCCTAAGAGCTTCAACGACTTCTACGGCGAAGAGGCGAGCGACGATGGCGAGTCTTAACCCCGCGCTAAAGCCATTCTGGCGCACTAAGGCCGACATCAAGATACTGAAGGGGGGCCGGGCCTCCTCAAAGACGTGGGACGCTGCAGGCTTTCTGGTCTACCTGTCGTCCCGCTACAGGGTTAAAGTCCTGTGCATGCGGCAGTTTCAAGTTCGAATCTCTGACAGCGTGTACGCCGTCCTGTGCACCCAGATTGAACGGTTTGGCATGCGCCACGAGTTCAACATCACGCAAAACACTATTGAGCACAAGGTCACTAAAAGCTCGTTCCACTTCTACGGCATACGGCGCAACATCCGAGAGATTAAGGGCTTTGAGGGTGCGGACATCGGTTGGATTGAAGAGGCGGAGGGCCTGACCCCCGAGCAGTGGTCGGTCATTGAGCCCACACTGCGGAAAGAGGGTGCAGAGGCGTGGATGCTGTACAACCCGCACCTAGTGTCGGACTACATAGAGACCTTCAGGCACGACCCGGATAACGGCGTTATCGTCCGCCACATCAACTACGACGAGAACCCGTTTCTGTCCTCCACGATGCGCCGCAAGATTGAACGCCTGAAGCGTGAGGACTACGAGGAGTACGAACACATATACCTTGGCGTACCGCGTACCGACGACGACAAAGTGGTGATAAAACGCTCGTGGATCGAGGCGGCTATCGACGCGCACAAGGTGCTAGGCCTACGCAACCTTGACACCAAGCGCATGGGCTTCGACATCGCCGACAGCGGCTCGGATAAGTGCTCGCTGGTCTATATGGACGGGATCGTAGCCCGGTGGGGGGAGAACTGGAAAGCCGGCGAGGACGAACTGTTGCAGAGCTGCACTAGGGCCTACAACGCTGCGCTAAAACGCGGCGCGGACCTAGACTATGACTCTATCGGCGTAGGGGCTGGCGCGGGGCCTAAGTTCGCGGAGATTAACGAGGCTAGGGTGGCGGACTACTGGGCTGCGGAAACGGTCAGTTACTCCAAGTTCATAGCGGGCGCTAAGGTGTACGACCCGGACGGCCTGTACATTGATACGCCCGAGGAGCAGGTGACTAACCGCGAATTTTTCAGCAACCTAAAGGCGCAGGCGTGGTGGGGCGTGGCCGACCGGTTCCGCAACACCTACAGCGCGATTAAGCACGGCGAGGCTTTTGCGGTTAAGGACTTGATAAGCATTAGCTCGGACATGCCAGGGCTAGGCAACTTGGTCACGCAGCTCAGTACGCCCCGACGGCACTACGACGCGCACGGCAGAGTCAAAGTCGAGTCGAAAGAGGATTTAGCCAAGCGTGAAGTAGACAGCCCTAACGACGCCGACGCGTTCATCATGGCCAACGGGCCGCGGGAGGCCGACGCCACCAGCGATTTGCTAAAATTGGCGCTAGGTCGCTGAGCTGATAGACTGGCAAAAATTTGACAAACTAGCGGCGCACCGTTATGAGCAAGTACACCCCCGAGCAACACGCAGCCATGCAGCTAGAGCAGCTAATGGCTAACTCGGCACCCATGACCGCAGCGGCGATACGCTCACAGCTGGCCGCGGCGATCAGCGGGGGCTATGACCTTTCAGACACCCTGCACGACATCTACCGGGACTTTGGCTACCCCGCACAGCTTACGTTCTTTCAGTTCTGGAACATGTACCGCCGGTTTGGTATTGCCCGCCGAGGGGTGCACGTCTACGCAGACTACACGTGGCAGGACGAGCCGCTTATCAACGGCGACGCTAAGGTAGTGCGTGACGTCGAGTACTTAGTGCGCCGTCTGCGCCTGTGGCGTCGCCTCAAAGGCCTAGACGTCCGCCAGCGTGTGGGGCGTTACGGCGGCATGTTTATGCGCGTTCGGGATGGTAAGAAGCCGCACGAGCCCCTAGAGACGAAGCTCACGGGGGTGGGCGCCCTAGTGGCTATGGTGCCGCTGTACGAATCGCAGTTAGAGGTGGTGTCCGTAGGTGAAGACCCTACGCGCGAAGACTTCGACCAGCCGACCATGTACCGCTACAGCAGCTCGGCAGTGGGCACTCGCAACGAGAAGGCAGGCTCGTCGTTCAACATCCACCCGTCGCGCGTTATACCGATGGCCGAGGGGTCCGATAACGGCGGCATATACGGCGTGTCTGCCCTAGAAGCTCCGTATAACTCGCTGATGGACCTGCGCAAGATACTAGGGGCGGGCGGCGAGGGCTTCTACAAGAACGCTGCGCAAAACGTGGTATTCGAGCTAGCGGACGCAGCCAGCGCCACCCGTAACGCTAAGCTACTGGAAGAATTCAACGACCAGTACGATGACTTCGCGCTTAACCGGCAGCGCCGTGCCATCTGGACGCCGGGCTTAACCGCCAAGACGCTCAACTCAACACTAGCCAACCCGAAAGAGTACGCAGCTAACAGCCTGCTAGACGTTGCCGCCGGATTCGATACCCCGCTGGCGCTCCTCGTAGGTAACCAAGAGGGCCGACTGGCTGGTGACCAAGACACCGCGTCGTTCTTGCAGCAAGTCAAGTCGCGACGCCTTAACGTTGCGACCGACATCATCGAGGACACGCTGGCGTGGCTGCAAAAGCACGGCATTGTGGCTGCGGGTAGCTTTGAGATTGAATGGCCAGACATTACCGCACCAGACGACGCCGCAAGACTGGCTAACGCCGACGCCATGGCAGGCATCAACCAGAAGCAATACCAGAGCGGGCAGGACGCGGTGTACTCTGCCGAGGAGATACGCGAGCAGTCAGGCTACGAGGCTGAGGTAGAGGGCGAAATCGAAGACGGCGCCGACGAGACGCTAGACGATGCCGAGGAGTAGGCAAGAGCAGCGCGACCCGACCCGTCAGGCGGGCAATCGGGCCGCGGCGACTAAAGCCCTGCAGCGCCGGTTGCGGTCGGCTAAGCGGCAAGTAGACGCGCTGTTTGAAGCCGTGCCCCGTTCGTCCCGCCGTGAGCAAGTGACGACTAACGCTACGATCCCCGTCTATGACTACCAGATAAGCCCTGCCGAGCTGGAGCTGCTGGAGCAGAACCTGCGCGACGTTTTGGCTGACGAGGTGCTCGAGACTCGGGCTACACGACTGCCGCCTAACTGGTGGTGGCAAGACTACATCGAGAAGCCTTACCGCCAAGGCGCCGTACGGGAAGTGGCCGAGTTTAACCAGCTGATAGCGCGAGAGCTCGTGCGGGTGCGGTCGGTGCTCGGAGGCACGACGCAACGGCTAGAAGTCGGCGCGGTGCTGACCAGCCAAGAGTACCGAGACGCCCTGCAGAAAGCCTACGTTCGTAACTTCAACTCGCTAAAAACGCTGAGCGACCGGACGGCCGACCAAGTCGTGCAGGTGCTCAACGCGGGGCTAGCCGCCCGTAAGCCGCCGGCCGACATCGCCGCGGACATTGCGCAACGCTTCGACGTGTCCCGTACGAGCGCCGAACGCACCGCGCACACTGAGGTCAACCAGGCGTACAACGACGCCCGACTCGACGCGACTGAGATCGCCGCAAGGCAGACCGGTTACCGTGCGGGGGTGTTGCACCTGTCGGCTTTGATGCTGACGACACGGGACAGCCACGGGGCCAGACACGGCAGCGCGTACACCGTAGCCCAGCAGCGCCAGTGGTGGAACACAGGGGCCAACCGTATACGCTGCCACTGCTCTACGCGGTCGGTGTTGCTAGACGCAGACGGCAAGGTTATCGACCTTGAGCTGCAGGAAGAAATACAGGCAGAGCGCGGCATAGTTGACTAACCGCCGCAAATGCTTTTAGATGGTCAAAACCTTGACACCTTGGCGAGACAAATGCGCATATTAGTACAGTGCTCTACGAAGGTAGCCCGCAACGCAGTACGCCGCGAGACTATCGACGGGGAAGAGCATATTATCGTTAGTTCTTCAACGCTGCCGGATAACGTCGTTATGAATGGCGGGTTGTACCCAGCCGAAGAGATCGAGAAGAGCTACAAGTCGCTAGAGCGCACGCTCGCACCGGTAGAGCACCCAGTCGATAGCGAGGGGCGCTTCTTGAGTGCTAGCGACCCGTCAGCCATCCACAACTTTTACGCCGGAGCCTTCAACGCTAACGTGCGCCGCGAGAACGGCCGCGTGTATCTCGACAAAGTGATTAACGTCAAAGAGGCCGAGAAGACCGAGCGGGGCCGCAGGCTACTGGCCCGCGTTAACGAGCTGGAGACAGACCCAGACGCGCAGCCCATCCACACGTCTACGGGCGTGTTCCTTGACGTTGAAGAGCTGGACGAACCAAAGACTAACGCCGCAGGCAAGCAGTACACGTGGGTCGCCAGCAATATGACTTTCGACCACGACGCCATACTGTTAGACAGCGTTGGCGCTGCGCAGCCACACGAAGGCGTCGGCATGGCCGTCAACCGTAAAGGCGAGCAGCACGACGTCAAACAGTGCCTACTGGCTAATGAAGACGAGGAGCCCGGCGAGTTGTCATTCGAAGAGCTAGGGGGCATGCTGCAAGAGGCGCTAAACAAGCCGCCTTTGCGTTGCGACTATGTGTCGCGTGTGTACCCGTCGCGTGTAATATACTCGCTAGACGACCAACTTTTTGAAGTGCCCTACGTGGTTAGCGACGGGCGCGTAACGATTTCTGGCATTCCTTTGCCAGTTAAACGGGTTGAGACCTTCAACCCAACCACCAACCAAGAGAGCGATGCTATGCGAAACATGATGCTAAAAGCGCTTGCAGACGCCGGTGTTACCGTTAACGCGGACATTACCGACGAAGAACTGCTCGCGAAGTACAACGCGCATCTAGCTAGCCAACAGAATTCTAACGACGCCGGTGCCGGTGACGATAAGGCAGAACTCGCCGACGTCGTCGCCAACGCTATGCAACCGTTAGTTGACCGTATTGGCAACCTAGAGCAAAAACTGTCACAAAACGACGCAAAGGAGCTAAACGAGCTCGCCGACATCGTCGGAAACAGCGACGTTTACAAAGGTCTCGACGTAGAAGCCGCTAAAAAGCTCGGCGTTGACACCTTACGTGGCATGGCGGCTAACTGTGGTACCTCCCACGGTGTGCCTTTAAACACTAACAGTGCAGGCGCCCGTGAGGCCGTCTCGTACGACATGCCAGAATAAGGGGGCCACATGTCTACCATCGGTAAACGACTAATTTACGTCGGCCCTGCTGACGACGCGAACCACAAGCCCCTGCACGTCGAAGGCGTTGCGACTGAAGCCGGCATTACGCCCGGCATGATCGTCGACTACGCAGCGGCTAGCGCAGGCCTTGAGATTTCGGACTCAGCGGCTACAGTCTTCGGCGTTCCGTTTCTTATCGCGGATAAAGACCAAATGCGCTCACGTTCAGTAGATGACGCGTGGACGATTAACGAGAACATGGTCGCGATTGCCCCGCGTTCTGGTGAGTTCTTCAACGCTCGAGTTATCACAGGCCAAGCGCTTGTGCGCGGCACGCCGCTAACTCATACCGCCGGCGGCATGCTCACCGTAGCTGCTACTGACGGTACCGAAGAAATCGTCGCCTATGCGGAAGAGACCGTGACCACAGCAACTGCAGCACCTGGCGAGCTAGTGCTCGTTAAGCGCGCATAACGGGAGACGCAAAGATGCTTTTTCAAAAATCAATTATCGGTAACAGCCAAGCAGCTGCCGCACAGTGGGAAGACGTACGCGTCGGCCGCGCCATGGCGAACCAAGCCGACTTAGCGCACGTTAACGCTATGCGCTCTGCGGGCCTTGACACTCGCCACCTTGCGACTAACGACGGTGTGGTGCCGCGTGACGTGTACCAAGAGTTCGACCGCGTAACCATCGAGCGCTTCCGCTCTGACGATGGCGACACGTTCCTAAACGACCTCTTGCCCTTGTCCCGCTCGGTCAATATCGGCCGTTTAGTGCACAAGTTCCGCCGCGCAAGCGACGCGGGCAACGCACAGACGTCTATGACCGGCCAAATCGGCGTGAAGATGGACCAAGTAGAATACAACTACGACGGCGCCATCATCCCTGTGCACGACACGGGCTTTAGCCGTAACTGGCGCGAGTGGAACGCCCAACGCGCGGAAGGCTTCGACGCACTAATCGATGACCAGCGCGAGAGCGTTGCGACTCTACGCCGTCACCTTGCCGACAACTTCCTAGACGGGCACACAGACCGCGACGGTAACCTTATCGTTGTAGACGGTGTCTCATGGGCGGGCATGCGCAACGATGCGCGCGTAGAGCAAGTAGACCTCGGCGCCGGCGGCATTAACTTCGACTTCACAGACAACACTGCAACCGGCGACGAGATTAAAGCTGCGTTTATCCAGTTGCGCGACGTCTTGTGGATCGACAACAACTGCAGCAAGGACATTACGTTCTACGTGAGTAAAGAGATCGCCTCGAACTTCGAGCGCAAGTTCTCTACCCAGTACGACGCTAAGACTATCCAGCAAGAACTGCAAAACCTCATGGGTGTAGCGGCGATCAAGGTCACGTCGAAGATGTCGGGTAACGAGCTGATGGGTTTCCCGTTAGACTCGGGCTCTGTGCGCCCTGTTGTCGGTATGGGCCTTAACACGGTCGCTATGCCACGCCCGGTGTACAACTCTAACTACGAGTTTGTGGTGTGGGGTGCTATCGGCTTCCAAGTAGTGACCGACTACACTAACCAAACCTGCGCGCTTTACGCGTCAGAGTAACAGGGGAGTAACGACACATGGCTAAGACCGTAAAACGTATCGTAACCCACCCTAAGCTGCGCATGAGCAACGGCGGCAAACTGCAGCACATCCCTGCGGGCACAGAAATCAGCCTGACGGAAGAGCAGCTTAAAGGCCGCCTCGGCAAGATGACCCGCGACCCTGGCGACGTTAAGTCGCTGGAAATGGGGGAGAAGGGCTTGCAAGAGAAAGCGGCGTCTGACCACGAGGCAGAACTGGCGGAGCTAAAAGCACGCGCAGAGAAGGCCGAGAAAGACGCAGCTGCGGCGGTAGCACGCGCAGAGAAGGCCGAGAAGGCTTTAATCGCCAGCACTACTAAGAACGCCACCAGCAAGTAAAACGTAGACCTTGTGGTGCACTACGCGAGCAGGCCTTTCGGGGCCTGTTTTTCGTTGCGCTTGACGTTTAAAGGGCCACGGGTTACCGTCGACACAGTCAAACACCTGCGAGGGCGCCATGCCGGACACGCTGCCGAACATAAACTTGCCGACTAACGTGTGGGTCGACCTGTACGCAGCGTCGGGGCTACCTGTCGGCACGGCCATAGAGGCGGACAACATCGGCGCCAGCCCTGTTCGGCTTACGGTGCGCGCGACACAACCGCCACCGGACTACGACAGCTTTAACGTCCTGCCTGCCCGTGCCCCGTACCGTCTACGGAACACCGAGGGCGATTCGGGGGCGTGGGCTTTGTGTAAGTCCGCGCCGGGCGCAGTCAACATTCGGGCGCTGACATGAGCGGCTTTTTCATATCCAACAACCCACTTTCTGCGGGGTTACCACCGATGGCTAACGGCTTAGGATGGGAGACGTACGGCGACGACCAGTACACAGAGGGCAGCCCGCTTGTGGTTGCACAAGGCGGCGCGGTAATCCTGCCTAACAACGCCGCGACTATTGACGTGTCGCAGTCGCCAGACCCAGAAAACCCGCTGTACGACCCGGTGACGCAGCGTCTGACGCCTAACGGGGCCGGCGACGTGTACTTCATGCGCATATCGTTTGCGGCGTTTACGAACAACCAGAATGGTGCGTTCAACATCACGGCGGACATATCGGCCGCAGGCGATGGCAGCATCGAGATCGCCGGCTACCCCACCCGCATGCTGCGCGGCACGGGCTCGGGTAACGCGCAGGTGTACAGCACTAACCTGCTGCTGTTCACTCGAGGCACTTTCGTTGCAAACGGTGCCGCCCTGCGCATAGAGTCCGTTACGGGCGAAACTTCCCTGTACAACGTAAACTACTTTATTGTTAAAGCGTTCGAAGGAGTCACCGCCTAATGCCCCGCGTAACAGTTGAAGAGGTGCGGGCGGTCCTGCCGACCGCCACCACGCTAACCGACGAACAGATCGGGGCTGCGATAGCCGCCGCGTCTTGCACAGTCGACCAGATAGCCGCGGGGTGCGCGTCGGACCTCAGCGAAGAGTGCCTTAAAGTTGTCGAGCAGTACTTGGCCGCGCACTACGCCGCGGCTACCGAGAACACCCTGTCGCTAGCCTCCGAGAAGGACGGGTGCTGCGGGGGCTCCGCTACCTACGGCTTTAAGTTCGGCGAGGGCGTACTCGGCACACCTTTCGGGCAAATGGCGAACACACTGTCGCACGGGTGCCTAGCCCAGCTAGACAAAACACCTGTCGGCCTTTTTAGCATAGGGTGCCACTGATGAAAGAATATGAACTCGTCCGAAGCTACCTACCCGACCGCACTATCGGGCACTTGATGGGCTTGCGCACACTGGAACGGCCATGGCTGCAGAACCAGCGCAACGTCTCGTGCATCCCTGAGGGGCGGTACACTGTAAAGCGCGACAACTTCGGCCGCTACCAGTACTACCGAGTCGAAGATGTGCCCGACCGCTCCGGTATCGAGTTCCACGGCGGCGCGGTACCTGCGCACAGTAAGGGGTGCATTTTAGTGGGCACTGGCTTTACTCGCCAATACGACCTTACCGGGTCAAAAGACGCTTTAGAGCAGCTGCTGAACACGACGCACGAGTGCGACTTTATTCTAGTTATCCGAGCCTTCGACCCGGTGCGCGACTATGAGCTTATTTCTGCGTAACCTCGCCAAGTGCGGCAAGGATGTGGTCATCGAAGACCGCACAGAGCGCATTATCAGCGGTAAGCCCCGCGAGGTCTTCAGTAACCCGCGGGAAGACCGCATGCGCGTCAAGACTCTGCGTGGCGTTACTGTATTCGACGGCACCAACACCGAGACTATTGCGACTCATAAGCTGTGCGGGGTGTGGCGCGATGACGTTACCGCCGAGCAGTGGGTGCGGTTCGTGCATAATGACAAGCGCCTGCGCATTCTCACCGTAGAGAACTGCTGCGAAGAAGACGAGCGCATTATCTTGATGTGCACCGAGCGTGGCGACTCCGCCCAAGTGGTAAATGGCGCATGACTTTCGGCATCGACATTGAGCTAGCCGTCGGCGACGAGTCGCTGTATGTGTCCGCAGAGAACATAGCGGCGAATACCCGTTTGGGCGTCGAGCGGGCGCTGTGGCGTAGCGGCAAAGACATCTACCGCGAATTCAACAAGCAAGTTAAGTCAAAGAACAAACACGGCCGCCTGTACATCTTGCGCGGACCGTCCGGCAGGCGCCGCAAGCACAGAGCGTCGGCACCCGGCGAGACGCCAGCTAACCGCACAGGCACCTACCGCAAGGGGTTCGACTTTAACGTGGCCGGCTTCGACAACCTAATCATAGGTAATACCGCGCCGTACGCAGGGTTTCTAGAGAAAGGCACGCGCCGTATGCAAGCTCGGCCCGGCCTCCGTAACTCGATACGGGCCAGCGAGCGCGATATACTGCGCAATCTTAGCGGCGGAGTGGAGGGCGAACTGTGAAAGCGCACGATGTAGTACGGGCACTAGCGGCCAACGTACCCCTTTACACTGACGCGTTCAGCGAGTCCGTCGGTATCTCCGACGTTACGGTCGCAGGCACTACGGCGACAGTAACCACTGACGCACCGCACCAACTGGAAGGGGGGCAAGACGTCGCCATAAGCGGCGCAGAGGCCCCCGTGCAGATAGACGTCGCGTCGTTCGCCCGCACAGGCTCGTCGGCAACCTTCGAGACGCTACAAGACCACGACCTCACGCTGTCGGAGCGGGACAAACTAGCGGGCGGCAAGACGGTTACGCTGACCAGTGCCGACCAACCGGAGTTTAACGGCACCTTTGCGCTGTTACGCGTCGTAAACCGCCGTAAGATAGTTATCGCCGTGGCGGACAGCGGCCCGGTCGCCATGACAGGCCCTGCGCTACTGGCGAACGCTAACGGCGGGCTGTTTAACGGACTATTCGCCGCGACTAACGTTACGGCTACAACATTCGACTATGAGTTGCCCCGAGCGTACCCCTTGCCCCCGGTGTTTACCGGTGCGAGAGTGCAGACGTACATTCGGGCGCTCAGCGTCCTAGATTTCGACTCGTACTTGCGCGACGTCTACACGTCAAAAACACCGCAAGACGGCACACTCGTAGTGCAGCTGGGCGACGTGACGCAGAGCAAGGACCGAGACGAGCAAACGGACGCGGCCAGCACGACGTCAGGTGAGCAAGCTTTTAACCCTGTTCTGATCCAACCGTTTGCAGTCTATATCGTGCTCGACGTTACCGACGACTTGACCGGTGCCGAGGCGCGGGACCGCGTAGAGTCAGAGTATATACCTGCCATTTTCCGGTCGATCTTACGGCGCGCATTCGACACCGGGTTTACTGCGAGCAGTTGGCGCGCCACCTTTACGGGCCACGGGGTTTACGCCTACGCGGACCCAGACAGCCACGGCCGTGCGGTGTATGCGCACGAGGTGGCATTCGAACAAGCGGCGCAGCTTTGCGGCCTTGACGCAGTTGGCCCTGCAGACAGCGTAGCTATGCGCGATGTAGACTTCGCGCTTACCACCAGCTTAGGTACCGGCGAACTTACCGCCGACGTAGACTTAGACGAGGAGCCTTTAACATGAAAATAGTCGTACAGAACGCGACGCTTGCAGCGTCACTCGGCGTGAAAGTTGGCGAGGCTGTAGAAGTGCCGGACCGCAAAGGCGTGCCGTTAGATCGCTTTTGGCGCAACCGCCTGCGGGACGCCAGCCTTGACGACTGTGTGCACTTGCCACAAAATAAGCCGAGCACAAAAACCAAACGTAAAACCGTAGAGGAGGCATAACGATGCCCTTAGCTCTCCCAAGCGTCACAGCGGCCCTACGCGCTGCGGGTGTGACCGCGGGCCTAACGCCCGAACGCCTCCTTTTTGTGGGGTCTCAACTCGGCGGCACGGCTGTGTCCGGCGCCTTAACTACTAACATCCTGCAAGACGGCGCAGAGGACGAGCTATACGGCGAAGACTCACCGCTGGCCGCGGCGATTCGACGTGCCCGCCGGCGTAACGGTGTGACACAGATCGATGCCGTCGGCTTAGACGATGCCGGCGGTGCAACCGACGCTACGGGCTCCGCTGCGATCACAGGCACAGCGACGGCGGCAGGCACTTTGACTTTCTACGTAGGGTCGAAGAAGTTCAACGAGTACCGAGTGGCCGTAGCCATCGGCGACACCGCGACCGACATCGGCGACGCCCTAGAGGCGGCTATCACCGCTGACGCGCGAGCACTCGTTACCGCAGCCAACACGACCGGCACTGTAGCGCTTACCGCTAAAACGGGCGGAACGTTCGGCAACACCATCGGCCTGAAAGTCGAGGGCGTTGTGGCCGGCGTTACAGTCGCGCTAACCGCCATGACCGGCGGCGCTACCGACCCAACGCTTACGGGCGTACTCGACGTGGTGGGCGCAACGCGCTACCAAGGCATCGTCTGGCAGTTCGACCAAGACCTCGACGAAGTAATCGACTTTTTGGCCCCGCGTTTTAACCCGTCCAACACCGTGCTAGACGGCCGCGCGTTCGTAGGTATTACAGACACTTACGCTAACCACCTGACTACGCTTGGCGCGCTTAACAGCCGCGACCTTTGCGTGCAGGCGGGGTTGCTGGTCGACCGCAGCACGCACCGCGGACCGGCTATCTTAGAGCTACCGTTCGTACAGGTAGCCGAGACGGCAGCCATCCGCGCTTTACGCCGTACCGACGACGCGCCACTAGACGACGTGGTAATCGCACGCAGCGCTCGTGACGCCATCGGCGGCCCGTGGACGAACTCAAAACCCTACTTCAACACACCGCACGCCGACCTGCTCGTGCCTGACGCCGGCGACTCGTTCATCGAGGCGGAAGTAGCGGGCCTTAAAGCGGCGGGTGGCTACGTCCTCGACGCAAACCGGGCGTATACCGCCGTAATCGCAGGCGAGGTCGTAACGACGTACAAGACCGACGCCGCAGGTAACCCAGACCCTACGTTTAGCTTTCTGAACTACGTGGACACCGCGACCGCGGCCCGTGAGTACATCGTGAACAACACCCGCGCGCAGTACCCGCAGTACAGGGCGACTGGTGGCGCGCTAATCCCGGGCGCGGACTCGGCGAACGAAGCAAGCATCGCCGGCTTTATCTCTGAAATGTACAACGCACTCGGCGGGCTGGCGCTAGTTAATACCGGCGTAGGCAGCGTGGAGGGCGAGCAAGTCGACTACGACAAGCTTTTCCGCCAGAACTTGACAGTAACGCTAAACCCTGTGACGGGTCGCTTTAGTGTCAGCATGGTAATTTACCCGGTCGTGCAGTTGCGCGGCATCACTTACGGCATAGCCGTAGCATTCGAGGTATAAGTTATGGCTGGTGAAGCTGAAATTATCTTAGTGTCTGCGTCTGTTGAGATTGACGACGAGACTGTTACGGTCAAAGGCAACACGCTAAAGCTGAAAGAGGGCCAAGGCGAGTCAACGGTAGAAGCCGGCACTAACGGCGGGGAAGTGGTGCCTATTATCTCCGAGGACGTCACCACCCGCGTAGGCATGGTGTCTTTCGACATGCCGGCCAGTATCAAGTCTATGACCTTGGCGCGAGACATTAAAGCCCGTGGGGCTGGCCGTGTTGTGCGCGTGTCGGGCATCGACTCTGCAGGTAACCGCATGAGTCGGACGCTAACGCAAGGCATAATGACCAATGACCCTGAAAAGGCAATCCAAAACGAAGGCACGCTGACGCTAGAATTTAGCGGCGCGCCACTTATCGCGAGCTAACTATGCCTAACGTTATCAATTACCCGTTAAAGCACAAGCCTATCAAGTACGCAGGCGGCAACGGCCACGAGATAGAGTGCAGCCACGTTGAGCTGCGCGCGCCTACCGGGCGCGTGTCGCACTTAGTCTGCGGCCTTGAAGGCTTGGTGCAAAGCGCGCTGCTGTCGATGGCAGACAGCCTGGACGACGACGTGAAGACCGCAGCCAAAGAGGCCGCGGAGAATAAGCCAGAGGGCGCTGAAGACGAAGAGAAAGACGGCGACGGCATTATGACTGTACTAGCCTCTTCAGGCGGCGACATGCAGAAAGTCATATTGCACTGCCGCGAGCTGTTTAAGGAAGTCGCGTGGATGGGTGGCGAAAAGCTCATAACCAGCGCCCGCTTAGACGACCTAGACCACCGAGACTTGCGCGGCATGTGCGGGGCGTATATCGCAAATTTCGTACTGAGCTGATACTTGTAGGCGCCAAAGGGTACCAGCTCCAATTAAGCCGGCTTGCTGCAGCCTTCAACGGCGCGTTAAGTATGGAGTACTTAGAGGCCGCCCACCCGTCGCGCATTAAGCAGCTGGCGGAGCACAGCCGGATAATAGCCGAGGAGGCGTCGAAGCGTGGCAAATAAAGCGTTTGTTGTACAATATCTCATTAAAGCCCGCGAGCAGTACGTAGCCGTCGCCAATAAGGTGCGCAAAGCTACGAAGGACATGCGGGAAGAAGTCGACCGCACCCGCGCCCAACTCAAAAAGTACAAGTTCGACGCCGCAGCCGCAGCACAAAGCGCCCGTAACTGGGGCTTAGGTGTGGCGGCGGCTACGGGCTTTGTCTTTAACTCCCTTAAGAACTCCGCCCGAGACGCACAAGAGACGCGCAGCAAGTTCGCCACCGTGTTCGCCAGCATGCGGCAGCAGGCCGAAGCGACCGCAGACAACCTGGCCAAGAACTTCGGCCTTGCAGGCACCGCTGCCCGTGCCCTGTTAGGTGACACCGGCGACCTACTGTCGGGCTTCGGGTTTTCCGGTGAGGCCGCACTAGAGGTTAGCCGCCGGGTAAACGAGCTGGCAGTCGACCTAGCGTCGTTCACTAACTTTTCTGGCGGTGCCGCCGGTGCCAGTGCGGCGCTAACTAAAGCGCTGCTGGGTGAGCGTGAGAGCGTCAAGTCGCTAGGCATCGCGATCCTAGACAAAGACGTTAAGGCGCGCATCGCCTTGATGCGATCTAAAGGCCAGCGGTTCGAGTCCGAACGGCAGGCTATCGCCTACGCCACGTTAGAGCTGGCAGTAGAACAGTCTAAAAATGCTATAGGTGACTTTGCGCGCACGCAACACGAACTAGCCAACCAAGAGCGCATAACCGCATCGTCACTGCAGGACCTTAAAGAAAAATTCGGCCGCGCCTTACTGCCTGTGGCGCTTAAGGTCACGCAGGCCATGCGCAGTTTATTCGAGTGGCTGTCGGACTTAAGCCCCGCAACGCTGCGGTTTATTACGTACGCTGGTGTTGCTCTCGGGGTGCTCGCTGCAGTGGCTGCGGTCGCTGCTACTTTAGGCCTCGCCATCCCAGCTATTACCGCGGCTTTTGCGGTGATGGGTACAGTCACCCTAGCGGCTTTAGGGCCGGTGCTCTTAATGATCGGATGGCTGGCCCTGCAGGCTTACGTAGTGATGCGCTACTGGGGTGAGGTAAAAACGTTTTTCTCAGGCCTTGCAGAAGGCATACGCACAACGCTAGGGCCTACGCTGTCCAAGCTTACGCAAGACTTCCGAGACGCCGCGCGGGTAGTTTCTGACTTGTTTGGCGACGGGTCTGAAGCGCAGAACAGTCTGCGGGACTTTAGCGACCTTGGCGAGCTGGTAGGCAACGTGGTCGGCGGCGTTCTTGACGCCCTTATCCGCGGCCTGTCTGGCATCGGTGCGATACTCGGCCAGGTGGTCGGCGCCGTTACGACGCTAGACTTTAGCCAGTTTGACGGGGCGGCGATAGTCGCGGAGTTCACCGGGCAAAACGCACGCCCCGCGGCGACCAGCTCACGCGTCGATGTAGGGCTTAACGTCGGGCTCGCACAGGGCCTTCAGCAGCTGGACCCGGCGACGGTTAGCACGTCTAACACGGGCCGCGCTGATATCGGCGTGGCGGGGATGTAAGCATGACCATACAGTTAAAAACCGCAGTATATAAAGGCGTCCCGTTCTTATTTTCCACGGCCACCACGACCGGCGGCCCGCGGATCATAAAGTTTAACTACCCCGGCTCAGACGAGCAGGCCATAGAGGTGCAAGGCACCGCGCCTAACTCCTTTAACATGACGATAGTGCTGCCGCACGACAACTACTACGCACAGCGCGACAACGTACTGCGCGTACTGCGCGACGGGGCTGCCGGCCCGCTAGTACACCCCACTTTCGGTGCGGTGCCGAACGTCATAAACGGCAAGTACACGTTAAGCGAGACGATAACCGAGCTAGGCCGAGGCACGATAGACGTCACTTTCGAAGTCGATAACTCGCTCGGGCTGCCCGCGGAGGCACCGGCGTCACCGGCACAGGTGGACCAGCAAGCGCGCGTCACCGTGGCGCAGGCTAGTGCTAGCCTCGCAGACCAGTACTCGGTGTCGCTGTCATTCCCCAGTAACTTAGAAGACGCCATAGAAACCGGTAACAACGTAGTGGCCGCACTGCGGCAAGCTTCAAAAGCTGCGGAGCCTATAACCGAGCTATCGTCGGCTTTTACGCGAGAGGTGAACGTGCTGTCGGCGAACATAGGGTCGGTAGTGCAAGAGCCTGCAGAGCTGGCCGCGTCGATATCGAGTGCGCTAGAGTCCCTGAACAACTTATTCGAGACGCCCGCAGAAACACTCGGCGCTATGAGCCTGCTTTTCACCTTCGGCAGTGACGACCCCGTCTACCCTCAAAATACCGCAGGGCGCGTAGAGCGTGCCCGCAACCGGCAGGCCATGCGCCTTGCAGTTCGTGCCATGGCGTTGAGCTATGCGTACACCGCGTCGGTGCAAGTTGAGTACCTAACCGCCGTGCAGCTGGACGAGACCATAGACACATTAGAGGCTGCGTATCTAGGCATTATCGTCGAGTCGCAGGTAGCTAACGAGACGCAAGAGCAGCTAGACCGGCTAAGAGTGCAGGCGCAACAGTCCTTCGACTTGGTGCGTGTTAACACCCGCGCGTTAGTGCAGATAGAGACGCCGTTGCGTCCGTTGTCGGTCCTTGTCTACGCGTACTACGGGTCTACTGAGCTAGTCGACACCATCGCGGAGTTAAACGGCATAAAGCAAAACGCCTTCGTAGAGGGTGCGCTGCAGGTGCTAAGCGAATGATAACGCTTGTTGTAAACGGCACCCCGTACACCCGTTTTGTGAGCGCTACGGTAAACGTGCGCCTATCGGCTTTGTGTAACGACTTCTCGTTTGTATCTTCGGCTGTTACCGGGTTTCCGCCTCTTGCCCTCGATGACGACGTGCAAGTGTTAATCGACGGGCAGCTGGCGTGTAGCGGGTACATAGACCGCGTAAACGGCGGGGAGGCTGACGGGTCACACCTAGTCACCTACCAAGGCCGCGATTACACCGGCGACTTGGTCAGCTCCCAGCTGGACGCACTGCCGCAGCTAAACCCGTCAGACGCGCTAACACTCAAAGCTGTAACAGAGATAGTTATCGCGCATCTAGGGCTTAACCTTAAAGTCGTCGACACCGTCAACCCTGCGCCTTTTAACTTGGCCGAGGACATAGTGCGGGCGGACATTGGCGAGAACGCTTTCGACTTTTTGTCTAAGTGGGCTAAAAAGCGACAGGTGCTACTCTCGTCGACCCCTTCCGGTGACGTACTTATAACCCAGTCAGCCCCCACTGACAGCGGTGCGGTGCTCCGCCGGCAACAAGGCCAGCCCAGCAATATAGTCTCGCAGTCGTTCGCTGTGTCGAAGTCTGAGCGGTTCCGCAGGTATGTGGTGCGGGGGCAGTTGTCCCCCTCCGCGCTGGACTACTCCGGCGGCTACACGTCGCAAGACGTAGAAGACCAAGTCGGCGAAGCGACAGACCGGTCGGTGCGCGAGGGGCGCCAACGGGTGCTAGTGGCCGGGGAGTCGTACAGCGACGAGCAGCTAACCGAGCGCGCCAAGTGGGTCAAGCAGCTGGCGAAAGCACGCGGCACGACTTTCTCGTGTACCGTCAAAGGGCACACCAACAGCGCCGGCGACGTGTGGGCGGTCAACACCCTAGCCTTAGTGCTTTCAGATGTGGCAGACATATCACGGCAGATGCTCCTCGACTCCGTGTCGTTCATGGAGGGCGAGGGGCGCCAAACCGTCTCGGCGTTGTCATTCGTAGAGCGTGACGTGTATACTGTGGACGATAAGATTTTGGCCCAGAAGCCGGCCGGGAGTCTGCTAGATGAGCTTACTTTCTGATGTTTGGGGTCGCATAACCGGCGCAGACCGCAAGCAGCAAACACCTAACCAACAGGTTACCGCATTTGGGCGGGCGGGCGATTATACCGTTGTCTACCCGTACGGCCTGTACTGCGACGCCCCCGACGCGGCCTTAGCTATCGGCCTAAAATGTGACGCTTTTATGGCCTTAACCCAGAAGCGCCCAGCCGACTTAGCGCGCGGGGAGCCTTGCCTTTTCCACCCCGAGACGAACACGCGCATAGTCCCTCGTAATGACGGAACCTTAACCATAACGGCGGGCGGTAACGACATAGTGGTTACTGCAGGCACTGTGCGCTTCGAGTCGGACCTAATAGTCGAAGGGGGCCTTACGGTTAACGGCGCTACTGAACTGAACGACGGGCTTTCTGTGTCCGGCGACACCGAGCTAGATGGCAACCTAGAGACCACCGGCAGTACGGCACTGGGCGGTCCAGGGGGCCAACCGATAGCCCGCGCGGGCGACCCGACCAACGGCTCGAACATCGTAGCCGGTTCACCAACGCACACGGCGACTTAACGCATGACTACCGACGTACAGCTTAACGACGACAAGGGCTACTGGGATTTTAGCTGGACTGAAACGGGCGACATAAGCACCGCGCAGTCGCTAGACACCGCTATACTGTTGTGCCTGTATGAAGAGCAGCGGGCTAGCCCTAGTGAAATGCCGGAGGCGAGCCGCCGGCGAGGATGGGCAGGCAACGAGAGTACACCAGACTTTGAGCAGGGCGGCAAAGCGTGGCTGTTCGAGCAAGAGCGGGTCACAGGCACAACTTTGGCCGAACTAGGGCCTGTGGTGCGTAACGCCCTGCAGCCGCTTATCACGTATAAACTAGCTGACGACGTACAGGTGGGGGCTCCGCGGCTCACCCGTCAAGGCGTGCAAGTCGACATAACACTCTACCGCTCGGGGTCTAAAATCTCGCAAGAGACCTACGCCCTGTGGCAGAACACCGGGAACTTTTAAAAATGCCTATATACACCCCAGACGACGCTACGCAGGTAGAGGGCCGGATAAAAACAGACGTGCAGCGAGAGGCACCGGACTCTAACCCGTACCTACCTATGCACTGGTTGCGGTCACTGATCGCAGGGCTAGCGCGCCGCATATTCGATTTATATCGCGACCTACATCGCACCGAACGCCGGCTCTTCCCCGATACGGCGGACAGCGACACCGCACCTATATGGGGCGGCATATACGTGGGGCCGCCGAACGCCGCCAGCGGCGCTACTGGCGTGGCTGTGGCGTCGGGCACTGACGGGGCGACCATCCCGTCCGGCACTAAAGTGTCGTCGGGTGCTAACGAGTATGAGTCTACCTCCGCCGCCACTATTAGCGCGCAGTCACTAGCCATAGCGTCTTTAACCTCTGCGGTGTACGTAGCGTACGCAGAGACAGCCGCGCCCCACGGGCTAACTACGGGTGTACCTGTGACCGTTACGGGTGCGACCGGGGCTACTCTGTTCTACAACGTGGCTGATGTCCCTGTTACCGTGACCGGCCCGACTACGTTTACCTACCCTATCCTGTTGCTCACGATGCCCGCTGCCACAGGGTCGCCGGTAGTGTCGTTCGCTATTGCCTCGGTGCCCGTAGCCTCGGTCTCAGAGGGCGCGAGGGTTAACCTGCCTGCCGATGCGCCTTTGCAGCTACAATCGCCACTGCCCGGCGTCGCGACTACACTGTATGTAACCGAAACCGAAATTTCTGGAGGGACGCAGGCCGAGTCGCTGCCTGACTACAAAGCCCGCTATCTCGATAAGATACGTAACCCCGTAGCGCACTTTAACGTGGCCGACATCGTGGCCAAAGCCAAAGAGGTGCCGGGGGTTACTCGAGTGTTCGTGCAGCGGGCAGGCTCGCCGGTTAGCACCGTTGAAGTCAGCAGTATAGAGCGGTTCGGGTCTGTGGCCGTTGTAGTGACTGCGACGCCGCACCTACTGCACCCCGGCAACTTCACGAATATTTCAGGCGCGTTGCAGGCCGAGTACAACGTCGAGGACGCGCGGGTCATAGTGATAGATGCGAACACTTTTGCTTACGCGGTCGAGGGGGCGCCAGCCACTCCGGCCACCGGCGCGATAACCGCCACGTCGTCTGTGCCGCTGGGGCAGGTAATAGCTCGCTTTATGCGGGACAACGACAGCGACCCGATACCTTCGCCCGCTGCAGTGGCGACTACTAAGGCTAAAATCGAGGAGATACTGCCCGCTAATACGGCGACTGGCGACAACATCGTAGAGGCCCCCGTCGCAACGCCCGTAGACTTCTTGTTCAGCAGCTTGACTCCAGACAACGCGAGTATGCGCGAAGCTGTAGCTAACAACCTCGCCCAGTTTTTCGAGGAGCGGACACGGGTTGGCGCCCCTGTCGATGCGGACTTATACCGCGCGGCAATCGCTAACACTGTGGACCCTGCCAACGGTTCGCGAGTTGAAGACTTTAGCCTCGTAACGCCGCCCGGAGACGTCCCTGTGGCGAGTAACGGCATAGCGACGCTCGGCACTGTGGGGCACACCTCGTGAGCCAGAAACTTTTTGAACAACACGTCGACGCACTAGCGCAGTACATGCCTAACGGCCGACTGTTCGAAGCGAAGCACATTAGCGACTCGAATTTTCGCCAGCTACTACGCGGCCTGTGCGGGGAGCTGTTCGACGCTCAAGGGTACATACTGCGGCTAGAAGGGCAGTACTTCCCCCAAGAGACCGAGGACTTTATTAGCGAGTGGGAATCGGCGCTCGGCATCCCTGACGAGACTTTCTCGGGCACGGGCTCCGTACAAGAGCGCCGCCGAGACATCGTCGTTAAACTGGCAGGTCTTGGCGTGCAGACCGCTGCAGATTTTGAAGAACTCGCGGCGCTGTTCGGCGAGGACGTAACCGTTATCCCCGGCTCAGAGTACACAGGCTACGGGGCGGACGAACCCGCGGACGACCAAAAGCGCTACATCGTAGTCGCCGAGACCCCGCAGACCGGCTCAGGCTTCCCGTACACGCTGCCGTTCGCGCTCTCGTCAAACGCACTAACCGTGCTAGAATCCATACTGCTGCGGCTAATACCAGCCAACTGTAACGTGCTATTTACTAAAGAGCCGTTGCCACCAGGGCCAGGGGAGTACCTGCTGCAAAGCTATTTCGATGAGTTGGACGAGGACTCGAGCGGTGTACTGCTCTCGGGCACCTCTGGCAAACTGCTACTATCTTCGACGTGATAAGGGGGTGCGGAAGGCATGCCAGACAGCACACTAGAAACGCTAAGGGCTAACAACCCGCCAACGACCATAACCGGTACGGAGTTAATATACGGGGTGCAAGGTGGCAACTCTACTGCGTTCACTATCAACGAGATCGCCGCTGCGTTAGTCGGTATAGTCGAGGCGCAAACGTATGACGCCCCTTGGCGTGGAGCTACAGTAGAGCTAACTTCTGACGCCACAGGCTTGACCTTCCCCGTCACCGTCTCTTGGGACGGTACGAGGCGGGACACTGACGGGTTTTGGTCGCCGGGCAGCCCTACGCGGTTAACACCGCCCGCAGGCGTAACGAAAGTTCGGTTAAGCGCCTCGGTGGCACTGGAGAGTGGAAGCACTTACGACGGGTTCAGCATAAACATACGCAAGAACGGGTCCACCCAAGACGGCACAGGGTTCGACAATATCAGGTATAACGGGTCCGTCGATAATTTCTCTAACAACGTCGCCACGCTAAGCTCTGACGTAGTAGACGTCACAGAAGGGGATTACTTCGAGCTACGACTTAACACGGCAGACACCCGCTATAGTGAGATACAGGCAGTAGCTTGGACGTGGTTTACCATTGAAGTGGTGGAGGTTGTTTCGCCATGACACTTTTTGTAGCCGTAGCTAACGACGAAAAGGCGGGCGACGCGTTCGAGGTAGAACTTAACCGGCGCGCCCTCGAGTACACTAGGCACGCGCCGCTCCGCAGGCACTTCACCTTAGAGGCGGACGCGGAGGCCGTAGAGTGGGCTGCGAGTTGCGGACTGTTGGGCATCCTAGAGGAAAGCTCGGCTATGGCCGGCCCGGACGAGACACAGTCCGTAGTCATAGAGGAAGACGGATTTTCTGGGGCTGGGTCTTGGCAATCTTGCCGGGTCATACGCAGGAGAAACCCTACGAGGTGGCCGAACAATTCGTTTCCTATATCAACTAAATTTGAAGCTACCCGCCTTGGGGGTGGGTGCGACCTATACTGCATAGACACCGGTGTCGAGCACACCCTAGCTGAGTTTGGCGGGCGGGTGACTCAGCCTTTTGTAGCCACGGGGGTACCGTCGTCACCCTTAGACAGCCAAGGGCACGGCACTAAGATAATGTCGGTGGCTTTAGGGGTTACTGTAGGTTTAGCAAGGGAGGCGTTGGGGTTCTCTTTCAAGTTTAGTGACGGGTCGGACGGTGGGACAGACGCAAGGGCTATAGAAGCCATGGCCGCAGTACTGTCACACTATAATTCTAGGTCAGGGTTGGGCCGCCCCGCCGCTTTGTTTTGGTCTTGGGCTGGCATGACTTCTGCGGTATCTTCCGCAGTGTCTGATCTCATAGATGCGGGGCTGCCTGTAACTTTCTCGGCTGGGAATACTTTAGAAGATCTAGATACCCTTGATAAATATCCTACGGAGTCAGACCCAGACGGCATTATCTGCGGTGGGTCAGATATTAAAGACTTCGCGTATAGGACTGGCAATCAGTTAGGAACTAATTGGGGGGCTCCCGTGGATATTGTAGCTCCGTCTCAATGGGTAAAGGCCCAGCAGAGGACTTTGGATGGTGGGACTTTTAGCCCACGTAACGGCACAAGTTACGCCTCCCCTCTAGTCGCTGCTGCTATAGTTTGCGCAGCAACATCTAGAACTTCCGACAGGGCGGGGGTGCAGGCTACTAAAGCTGCTCTGTTGTCTAGAGCGACACAAGGGGCTTTGCGACCTACATACTATGAACCCATTGAGTATGATGTGAGTCCGTCTGTGCTGATTGACCTGCCCGACCGGCTGCTATACTCACCGCCTAACTAACAGCGAGAGACAACATGCAACAACTAAACAACAAGAGCACCGGCGAAGAGGTTACCGCAGACGAGTGGAACGTGCAGCCGTCCGAGCTGCAGAACGCAATTACGTCGAGCGGGCAGGCCCTGTCGGGTGCGGACCTGACACAGCTAGCGCAAGCGATAACCCGCTACGCCTCGGTGGGCACTTTCTACGCCGATGCTAGTGTGGCGGCTAACACTGTGGTGGTTAACTCTAACGCAGGGTATATCGCGCCTAGCGCCCTGATCGACGGGCAGACAATTCGCTTTCGCGCGCTGTTCACTAACACCGGGGAGGTAACGCTATCGGTTAACGGGGGCACGGCGTTAGCGCTTAACGGCCCGACCGGTGACGCGCTGGCGCCGGGGCAGATTACGGCGGGGGCCATGGTTACCTGCGAGTACCACCAAAGCTCCGCAACGTTCAGGCTGACGGGCACGGGCGCGCTTGCACGGCAGACAGCCATAATTCGCACGCCGCAAGTGTTTAGCGAGGGGGCGTCTCAAGATATAACAGGGCTCACATTCACGGTGGCCCCCCAATCGATTTATAAGATCGACATGACGTTGGTATTCAGCATGGGGACCGCCCCTACGTCGCCGTCGTCTTCCGCGTACCTGTCGTTTGCGTCCACACCTATAGCTGGCACTTTAACCACAGACGTGCTGGCTATGGTGCAGGGGAATGACGACACGCCGAACGGCAGCATATCGAGCGCAGCCAACTCGAATATACTTTCACTGGGGCAGCCTAGCGTAACTCTCATAGACAACGTCGCACGTGTACAGGGGACGCTAGTTACTACGCTAAACAGCAACCTGATAATACGCATGAACGTGCCCACTGGCGGCGAGTACACAGTCGAAAACATCACAGTCGCAACCCTCGACTACATAGGCCCACGTGACCTTTAGCGCCGGGTATGGTAGCTTTTAGGTCCACCTGTCAAACCCACACACACACTAAAAGGCGGTAACCATGCTTAAAGTACCCACCACACTACTAGCCCTGCTCGCGCTAGCGTGCGCGTCACTCTGCGGCTGTGCCGCGCTTAAAGACCCCGCCGCGGCCCTTGTGGCGGACGCGGCTACCCGTCAAGCGGTGTTCCGTTACATCGATAGCGGAGACACCGAAGACGCTAAAAGCGAGCGGGCGCGGCACGTCGTAGAGGCTGTGCGGAAAGTCGACGCGTTTCTAGAAGGCAACCCCAGGGCCACGGCTGCAGGCGTTATTGACGTAGTGCGGGCGTACGTCGACTGGGACGAGCTGGCACCTGCAGACCGCTTGCTCGTGCAGGATATTCTCGCGCTTGTTGAGCTCAGTCTGCAGAACAAACAGCACGAAGGGCTGCTAGACCCGCAAGCTGTCGTTAGTGTCAGGCGGATGCTGAACACGGCCGTAACGGCGGCCGCTTTGCTATGATCTTGAGCAACCCCAGCCTACAGGTAGTACGTAAAGGCGAGAGGGGGTACAAAGCAGGGGCGTTCCGCTTAACGTCGCCCTTGCTGTTCGTATGGGACGACAAAAAGTGCGTCGTGTCAGTGCCTGCCGGGTTCGTGACCGACTTCGCCAGCATACCGCGGGGCTTTCGCAACGTGCTGAGCATTAACGGGTCGCACCGTCTCGCTGCAGTAGTTCACGACTATTTGTACGCGAAGTCCGGCAAAGTCTTGGCTAAGGCTAACGTTTACGCAGATGGCGCTGTAATCGACGCGCCCGCACCGTTTGATGTATGCTATTCGCGCAAAGACGCAGACAAAGTATTCAAAGTCTTAATGCGTCTTGAGGGCGTGTCGGGCTTCGTAGCCGGCACAATGTACCGAGCTGTGCGCTTGTTTGGGGGTCTCCACTTGAGACTAACCTCGCAGAGCGGGTGGCTATCGTGATAAGCGAGGCGACTGTGAAAGAGTTAATTGTCCCTGTGGTGGCGTCTGTAGTTACAGGTGTGGCCGCCAGCGTAGTAGCTACGCAAGTGGCCATATCCGTACTAGAAACAAAAGTCGGGTACCTCGAGAAGAACATAGAGACCATGGCCGCGCTTATGGATAAAGCGAACGCCAACCAGCTAGAGTTAGCTACGCGTGCTGGGTGGATGTTCAACAAAGACGAGAAGGACATAGCGCAAGACATTCGGCTAGACCGACTAGAAGAAAGAACGGCGCGCTAGACGCCGTCCTCGTCCATAATTTCTAACTCCCGCTGACAGGCTTGCATTATCTCGTTGATAACTTTTCGCGGGCTGTCGCCTTTTGTGGTCCACCGTAACGCCTTTTTAAGTATCTGCTCTCGAGCACCGCCGCCCAAATTGTAAATTTTAGCAATGCGGTACGGGTCGACTTTAATAACTACGAACCCTTTGTCGATGTCTTGCTGCGAAAGTTCCCTGCGGTAGTTAACGTCGTAATGTTTTGGCGCGTCTACCTGCCTGGCCGGTGGCGCGTCTTCGTCCTCGCTGTTGGCGTATATGTCGGGCAGAACCACGGCTACCCCTCCCCGTTTTTATCTGCGCGTTTTTGGGCCGCAGCGTCGCTGTACTTAAACCCCGCGTAGCGCTTACCGAGCTTAGCGATGTTGCTTTCTAGTGTCTCCTTTCGGGTTATACCTAGGCCTTGGCGCAGGCCTTCCATGTAGAACTCTAAGTCGCCGAGCTCCTCGACAACGTTTTCGCGGTCTAGCTCTTTACCGTAGATACAGTGCTTTTTCACCGCGTCGAACAACTCGCCAGCTTCCCCCGGTACGCAGGACGCCATGTGCCACATGTGGCACTTTTCGGGGGTTAGTGACGCGAGGATGTCTGCGCCGGGCTTAGCTAAAGTGGCCACCATGTCCGTAAAATCGACTGTAGGGTGGGGGTCGCGTCCTGCGGGGCCGCGGCTGGATAGTAAACTGACGATCTGAGCGTCTGTGCACTTAAACTGCGTCGCGTCGTCGTCTAACACTTCGAACCCGTGGTATAGGGCAGCTTCGATCAAGTAGTTCTGTTCTTCAGTCATAATAGACCTCGGTTGGTTGGTTGGTTGGTTGGTTGGTTGGTTGGTTGGTTGGTTGGTTGGTTGGT